GAGGCATGTTATTTGTTTTTGTTAGTAGATTACCTAGGGAGTTTGCCTCCTTACCAGCCTCAGTCCCTTGCTCTCTATCGGGGTTTCCAAGGGAGTTGAGGGTTTGTGTAATTGCCGTAGATCCTATTGGTGAGCCGGGAACAAAGTTATCTCTCATGGCACTTGTCTTATCTGACGGTGTAGCCCCTACAAAATCTGCTATCTTGTTCCCCAGCCAGTTTGTTCCCATAGCATACTGCTTAAGTATTGGAGGCATGTTATTAACATTCATGATGGAGTCAATCTCTTTCTTGACCCCAGCGTTTCCACCAAACACTTGTTGGTATACACGACTACCGTAATTTTTACCAAACCAATCCTGATCTTGCTTTCCTTTAAGCAATCTATTTCTTTCCTGTGGGCTGCTTGCCGAGCTAATCCTACTCTCGTAGTTTATCTGAGCTTTCGTCTTGCCACCGAGCATTACGTTAAGATCATCTAGTAACCTTATTGTCCCTCTTAAGAAATCGTTCAGCGTTGTATCAAATGATCCAAATAGTCCCTCACCAACCAACTGACCTAGATCGACGAAGCGATCAAAAACAGTACCTAACAGTGTAAACAATGATTCAAAAACACCGAAGATATTACTCTTAGTGAGATCTTCATCATCGCCAAGCAAATGACCAATCAAACTATCTCGACCTGTCAGATACCCTGTGAAGTCTTCAAGTAGCAGTAGTACGGCACCAATTACAGTCATCGCTCTAGTGAAGGGTAACGCAAGTAATGTAGCGACAGCACCAAGAGCAAGTACATCACCCTTAGCCATTCCAATGCTGTTTGAAAGGCTTTCAATTAATGTCGATAGATCCGAAAGAAGACCTAGAGGTAGTCTAAGGAGGATACCAACATACTTCCAAGCTTCACCAAAAGCTTGTACCAAAGGAGTCATATCTTTAAAAAATGAAGCCATTGTTTTAAACAAACTAGCCTGACCTTTTTCAAAGCCAGCCTCAGAGAAAACCTTAACCATATCGTTAAATACGTTAGCCAGTCTTCCTTGCTCCGCAGATGAGTCTTTAATTGACTCTGCAAGAGCACCACCGACACGAGCTTTCTCCATAAGCAGTCTAGCGAACTCTGGAAGAGCTTCTAGAGAATTAACCTCACCATCATCCATCATATCGAAAAGCTTCTCAGTGTCGCCACCAGAGACTGCTTCAGCCATGATTTGAATAGCAGCAGGGAACTTCTCACCCAATTGCATTTTAAGTTCTTCTGAATAAACCTGACCTTTGTTAAGCATCTGCTCAACAGCTCTCATAGAGCCTTTCATGTCTTCGTCACTCAAACCCATAACACGGCTGTATTCAGCCATACCTGTGAAAATACCTTGGACACCGTCTGTAGACATACCTGCCGTTGTACCAGCAGCAGCCATTTTAAGGTAAGGGTCTGCTTGGCTTCTGTAGTCAAAACCAATTCTGTTACCTAGATCTTTAACAAATCCCAACTGTTCTTGACCCTGCTCCTTTCCTTGGAAAACTGCTGTAGCCGCTCTTTCCTGACCAATTAACTGTTGGTTTACTTGGTTAAGTTTACTAACACCAAAGATACCAGCAAGAGCCGGAAACATACCACCACGCATAGCACTCCCAGCACCAGCACCAGCACCAGCAGCAAAACCTACACGGCCTCCACCACCAGCACCACCAGCACCTCGCATACCATCTCGGTTTGCATCAGTCCTAACACGAATCCTCGTGTTATTCTCAACGTATCGAATAGCATCTTTCATTTCACGGAGAAGTGCGCTTCTGTCTATAACAAAATTACTTAAAGTTATTTCAGGAGCAATACCACGCCCACTTGCAACTCTCATGCGAGCTTTTAAAGCTTTATTAAGTCTGGTGTTGAAGTCTGCACTGAAACCAAAGCGAGATATAATTACTTTACTTCTTGAAAGAGACTCTATACCAGTGCGGTTTATAGCAGTCCTGACACGCATTGTTGTGCTGTTTTCAACATGTCTAACCGCATTCTTTACTTGTCGAAGAAGTCCGTCCTTGTCTATAAGGAACTTGCTTAAAGTTATTTCAGGAGCAATACCACGCCCACTTGCAACTCTCATGCGAGCTTTTAAAGCTTTATTAAGTCTGGTGTTGAAGTCTGCACTGAAACCAAAGCGAGAAATGTTTACCCTGATATTGGATAAAGATTTCTCACTCATTTTTCTAGCTCTAGCTTCTAGTATATTTAGTTGTTTATCAACTTTTGCTATGTCGGTGTGATTTATTTTAAAACCAAACGTAGCAAAGAACTCAGCCATTTGACCAGCAGCCATGATGTTACCTCTTCTTCTTTTCTAATTCTTGTAGTCTACGACTCTCAGCTTGCATTGTTCTTTGGACATCAACAATTTCAAGCATGTTGTAAAAGTCTGTAATACTGTAGGTAGTTTGTAACTCGTGCAGGGTACATAGCTTAGGCTCAAAAAGGAGGAGAGACATTACCCGAGGATCTTGGGAAAAGCCTTCTGCTACCTCCCTCTCTACCTTGCTGGCTGGCTCAGAAGATTCTTTTACGTTTCTTCTGAACCTAGCATCGTAAAAACAGAGCCAAAGTTGAATAACACAATTTCCTTAAGCAGTTGGAAGAGTTCCATGTACTTGCCAGCAAAATCGTTATCAAAGTTAATTGCTACGCTATTCTTTGTAGCTCCACGACTTACCATAGCTTCAATCATACGCTCATCGACTTTGTCAATGTTCTCTGCAAGTTTACTCATTGCAATTGAAATGGCGTTTGACTCGTCTTCAACACCTGCTTTTGAAATCTCAGACAGTGCTGGTAGGATTACTTGAGCAAGAGCTTTCTGATATTTGAGACCTTCGATGGCACCAAATTGGTTTAGAATATAATTGTTACCGTTTACTGTAACTTCTTTTTGTTCGCGCATATTTATTTCCTCACATTTTTAATTTAGAAGTTGTCTATAGCAGCAGAAAAAGCATTCCCGCCCAACTTAGCGTTACCACCAACCCGGAAAAGATCGGTTGACAAGCACACTATTGTCCAGCTACGATACACAATATCCCCTGAATAGTCTGTTTCTGGGTAGCCTTCTATAAAAGCTTCCCTACTTACTATCTTACTACTCCCAAGCCCATCTGTCAAGTTTAATGTGAGCCTTGCGGAGTTTGTTCTTATGTCTTCTTCTAGAATTTGCGTCAAAACGTCATTTACTAGGGACGTTTGGATAATGTTCACAACAACAGAGCAAGACGAGTCTCTGTTTCTCTGTCTGCTGTTCTTCCCACGAATACCTTTTATTAGGGAGAAGGCAGGCGAGTTTCTTGAAATAGATATCTTTTCAAAACCTGTAATTCTATACCCAGAAATTTCAAGACCAATTTCGGATGGGCTGTATGTGTTTACTTCAAAAGCCATTTGACTCTCCTAAGTTAGACTGGTTACAAAGCACCTAGTGTGACGGCGGCTAGATCTTGGAGAGCACTGCTTTCGCCCTCGTTTCCACCAAAGTTAGTAACACAGTTGGTTGCCTGTAGCACCCAAGTTCTTGTTGTCACATCCCCAGAAAACGCTAAGTCAGGAACTTCTTTAACCCAACTAGTTGGTGCTAAGAATAAGCTCGTACCTAATCCATCTTTTACAAACAAGGGAAATTTTCCGTACTGAGTCAAGGAGTCTCCTAAGACTATAGCATTAAGAAGATCGTTTGTTGGGCTTGTTGAGGCTAGGTTTAGTGTTACTGTGTAAGTGTCGTCTTTGGTAAAAGTTCTTGCAACTTGTCCATCAGATGTTCTTGTTGTCTTGTAAGGTTGTACGTCTTTGGAAATACTTATGAAAGAACCTTCCATAAAACCATCAACTTGATAGAAACCTGCAAGCAGAACTGCTACGTCAGTTGGCGAATAACTTCTTATTGACATATTTTATTTCTCCAATAAAAAAAAGGAAGGAAGCAGTTGCCCCCCTCCTTTTAGGAAATTGAGCTATTACGCCCTCCATTTGTCCTCAACAACACCACCAAGTTGCTCGAAAGATGCAGCATCTTCAGGTGTGAAGTTGGCGTTACCACCAAAGGCAGCAGTTAGACGAACTGCTTGTATCGACCATTCACGTAGTTGCATCGTGTTACCAAACGAGGCGTCAGGTATAACCGAAATGAAAGCTTCTTCAGCAAAAAACAGGCTTCGACCTGAGTTATCTTTTACTGTGATAGAAAACAAACCAGAAGAGTCTCTACTTGCTCTGTCATTCTCATAGAGTTGAGAGAGTATGTCGTTGCTGTTTGAGGTTTGTTGCAGAGGCAACATGATCATAGCAGATGTGTTGGCTTGGTAGATACGAGAGTTTGTATCATCAGCACCAGTGTACAGACTGTATGTATCGCTGTTTCTCTCTACCGTTACAATGCTAT